TAATCTGACCGTCTTCGGAGACGTCTGACTTAAACGTAGAAGTAAGGTTAAAGATTTTTGTAGTCATATTAGTCCTCAGATTTTGCAGCGGAGAGCTTCTCTAAAGGTGAAGCTTCCTCGGCTGGCTTATGGATAATCGCCCAAAGGTCAGGCTCATCTTTTTCCATTCTACTTAAAAGAGTATGCCAAGACCCTAGAATCCTATTGATCTGTCTCAGCCTTAGTGATCGAGGCCGGTCTGGCATTCTCTCATATTCCCTAGGAGAAGGAATAGACCCTTTCTCCGCAAAAAACATCGACAAGTCTTGAACTAGTTTTTTTTGCTGTCCGCTACGAATTGCCATTTTTCATTTTTCTCCTAATAAACCAAACTATCATTACAAGCGATAGTAATACAACGTCCACAAAAAAGAAGGACACGCTACTCGGTACCGCCTTCGCCATTACCTTCTTCTACGGGCCTACCCCCTTCATCAGGGTTGACTGCACTTCCTGCAATATTTGCAGGGACTCTCAAGTCATCATGGCCTTCTACTGGCTCAAAACCTAAATTCTCTCTTGCTTCATTCGGAGAAATAAGTCCTCCGTTTACCAAAGACGTATAATACTGAGACTGGTCTCTAAGTTCTGGCTGTAAAGCTGGAATGTGCTTTACGTCTTCTTCGATAGTAAATCCAAAGAAACGGCTCATTGCAAAATTTACTTTACGAACAATTGGAAGAATCGTTTCTAAGTAGTAAAGACGCATGTTAGGTCTTATATTTGCATTATTACCGCTGTCGAGTAATATGGGTGGTACGCCAATAGCTTTAAGTATAACTTTCTCATTTTCTGCAATAGCATCCTGAAAATCCAAGTCTCTAAAACTCACGTTGGAAATTTGGTCTACCTCTACTCCTCCATCAAGAATGAGAGGACGTCGTCCTCCTGCATCCGGCCTGTAGCGAGCAATCCAGGATTGAATCATTCGCTCTTTAATCTTTTCTGACAAGGTATTCGGGCTTTTTAACACAAGACCCGGTACTGCTCCGTTCTTAAAGAAGTTATCCTGAAACTGTCTCATACTAGACAGGAGCTGCATTGTTCGTATTGCTGGCTTCAGTCTGGAAACTCCTCGATACATGTCGTGGAAGGAGTTCTCTTTAATATGAATCATCTCAGAAGGAGAGTAATCTATATCATTGTAAGTGTACCTATCTACATAGGTCTTTGAATCAATATGAATGGTTACTTTATCCGCAGGTACATGATAAACGTGTGCACCGTCGTAGTAGATAAAAACATTCCCATCCAGCATATAATCGGTAAGCAAATTACGCTTAAAGGAATTAATATCCTGAAAAAGGTTGGGCTCTTCGTTTATAAGCCTATGTACCTTTGCCCTTTTTAATCCCTTAATTACTCCAGGAGTACTAGAAGGAAGAACACTGGCAGGAATCTCGGCGCAGTCATCAACAACCATATTTACGGCGCGATTAACTATCTCAAGAGTCTCGTAATACTGTTCGTAGTTTTGAGTGTATTCTCGAGAAGTTTGAGAGCTACCCCCAAAGTACTGTTGAATTGGATTAAGTTTTTCTAAATCCTCCTCGGGACTTTTACGATCAATACCTAAAAGTGTGTCATACCATGCCATGCTTTTCTCGTTGAATCTCAACCCACCTTTCTTGCTTTTTAGCTGTTCCTAAAGGAGGGTTTCTGCCATAAACCGTATGGAGCTTCAGATGATGCCCATGACATAAGGTTACTGTATGATCGTAAAGCTCTGCCCTGTGTTCTTCTATAAAGTCCTCTCTAAATGAGAGTACGTTTTCGGGAAGGAGCTGGTTTTTCTTCACATAGCCATGAACTAAGGGACTTAAGGTATGAAAGTGGTGAAAATCTAGTTTCTTTGTTTCCCCACAAATGTAACACTCAGTCCCTTTTTCGTACTTGTTCTTTGCTTTATCCCTTATATATTTTATTATATCTCTTTTCAAGTCCATTTTCTATTCACAAATTATATCGTGTCTAAGGTAAGAAGTCAAACACTATTTTCCACATGTCTTATTAGAAGCCTGTAGAGGAGGTTTCAAATGAATACAAAGCATAGCGCATAGCATCCGCCATGTGGGATGCTCTATTGTGCTTAGGCTTCTCTTTTATTAGGTTGGGATTTGGGTCCCATTGGTACTGGTCTAATGAAGCCAGGCATTCCACACAAGTCTGATCTATCAGTAACTTGCCATTGTCTATAATTCCTTCCAGATGTGCGATACCGTCTAATAGTGATTTCTTCGCGTTTATAGTAGAAATATCATAGTTTTGAGCAAAGTCGAAACGAGTTTGCTGCGCAGCGCTATCAATATAGATATAGTCAATATCCCACTTTGTAATCATCTTCTGAATCTCTAAAGAGTGCTGCTCAGTGGTTCGCTCTGCATCCATATACTCGTCTAAAAGGTAATATTTCTCTTCGTCCCAGTCATATGCGACTACACAAAAAGCAGTAGGGTCTCTATAGCCTACGTCGAGCCCTGCAAAGACGTCCATGCTACTAGTATCCATAGCTTCATAAGAGCCTATGCACTTCTCGTAATCGAAGGTCCAGACTTGCCCTTCGTAAAGGTTAAAGTCCGCTTCGTACTCTTGTTTAAATTCTGCGTCTGACATAGACTTACGAGCTTCTTCAATATCTATAGGAGACATACGAGGATTATCTCTATAAGTAGCTTTAATACTTACCCACTCTGGAAACTCCTCGCTACACCCTCTTTCGTAGAACTCTGCAAACCAGTTATTCTTTCCACGAGGGGTGGAAATAAAAATCGCTTTTGAGTTCTCTTTGTCCAGAGTAGGACGAAGCGCTACATTGAAAGCGTCTCTACCGTCCGCAAGGGCCGCTTCATCAAATATAATTAGGTCATAAGACCTACCTACACAAGAGTCTACTTGATTAACTGAACCCATGCGAACAGTCGAGCCATTAGACAGCTCGATTACTTTATCCTTTGCGTTATCTTTCACAATCTCTAAGTCGAAATGCTTTATAAGATTTCTCTGCAAATCGAAAGAGATTTGAGAAAGCGCATAGTTGGGAGACATAATTAATATATTGGAGTTAGGTACCAGAGATACCAACTGACCAATAATATTTGCAATATACGTCTTTCCTTGTCTACGAGAGATAGCCGCATTTATGAAGCGATACTTTGGATTGTTTATCGCGTTTATAATTGCTATTTGAGAAGGAAGCGGAACGATACCCAATAGATCCAAGTAAGGCTCAACAGGTAGTTTTAGAAACCTATGCTCCTTACTGTACTCTAAAAGATAATCTGGACGCACATCCAGTCTGCTTACTTCTACTGCCATTAGTCTTGCTCCATGGACCCCGTTTTACTGTACTTACGACAAAGCTCCCACTCTGTAAGAGTCTCGTCTTCTTCATCTACAGTGTTTCGTAAACTTCTTTTCTCCGCAGCTAGTGCTAACTGCTCGATAGCCTGAGCTGCTGAAGAGCTCTTGAGCACTACTGTACTTCTACGACCTTTTTTATTTGCCCTACTTACACGCATCATTTCTTCTTCCCTGACCAAGCTGCTGCTCCAAAGAAAGCTGCTACCAGAGCTGAGATTGCCACGAAGTATGTGGGAGCAATATCCCCAATAATATCGGCGGCTTTATCTAGCCCAAACAAGGAAGTAATAGATATACCAAAAGGGTACAGTAGCATTCCGAACAAGGCGAACCAAGCCATTCTACGTTGCGCGTCTCGCTGCGCGTCCTGGTCATCTAGTTCTTTTCTTTTGTACTCTAGGTGCAGCGCTAACTCATCTTTCGAGACGTGTCCGTCCGAATTAGCGTCTGCACCTTCAAGCGCGTCTTTATCTACAGTTAAAGTCTTCTCTTCGCTCATTACCGCACCTTACAGCAGTCGCACTCGCAATCACAAGGGCAACTGGGGCATACACAGTGAGGACAGCTATCTTCTGAGCCTAAGCCCAATAAATGACTGAATTCAGTTTCCAAAATTACTTGTCGTTCTTGATCCTGCATCTCTGTTCTCCTTGGCCATGAGGTCATTTACACAGCCCCTTTTTCTTTCGGTTTTTACGCTTCTTTTTCTTTTTTGGACGTCCTACGACTGAGCCGTAAGTCCCTCTTCCTCGAGGCATAGTAGGTCTCCTTAGTTAGCTAGTGGATTATCTAGCGCTGATTGTAGTTTCTTGTTTAAACGATCTTCGAGTGTAGTGAGTTTTAACTCTGTGTCACTATATAGACTATCTCTCTTTGCATCAAACCTCTCTGTTGCACGATCAATCATCTCGGCAACCACACTATCTTGATCTCGGGACATATCCTCTACACGATCTACATTCTTTTCCATTCGATTAAAGTCATCTCTTAGATCGTTTTTTATACTACGTGAATAGTCGATAGCCTCATTTAGTTTTGTTTCTATTAAATCGTTTCTTGCCTGAATTTTATCGACATCAATATTCTCAATCACCTCTTTCATATCCGTGTAGTCTTTGTAAAACTCAAACGCTGCCCAGGAGCCTCCTCCTAGAGTAGAAAGGGCAGTAAGAAGAACTATAATACTTCCTCCCTTGAATGTTAGGCCTGCAAACTCTATCTCCGCCATGCATATTCCTAGTTCTCAAACTGCAACTGTCTTAAGTTGGCAACTTCCTGACGTAGTTTCTGTAGCTCTAATTCCTTCTTTTCAATCTCTAGTTTATAGAGGAGGTTACAGTTGAGTCTTTCTTTTGGGGCTCCAATAGGAATGTTTATCTTTGCGTACACTCCTACATCTCTTATTAGACTGTCATCATATTGTTCTGGAGAGTCTACATATTTGGAAGGGTCACCCTGATTTAATATGCCTACAACTCCGAACTCCACGTTAGTGGCCGCACCTATGGCGTGAGAGCAGTGAACACTACCTGCTCTTACCTGGTCCTGCTGAAAGTTTCTCGATGTGTTTGGGATATTAAGATTTAAGGAACTTGTTTCTGCAAAACCTTTCAAACCATACAATAACAGCCCCAACACTAATAAATATCTCACGCGACATTACTCTTTTACTTTAGAACAAATCCTAGAAGCTATTGCTGCAACACTTCCCTGCCCTTTTCTTATTTTTGATTTAGAACAGATATATAAAGGCCCTTTTGCATCTTTATCTTTTATATATACTTCTATCTTTTCTGTCTGTAAGTATGGAACTGCTAATATCTTCTTATTACTTGTTGCAAAGGGAATCTTATTCCAATTACCGTCAAACACTGAGATTTCGTAATACTCTATCTCTTCTCGTTTATTTAAGAGTTTTAGCTTAGCGTACTTTACTCCGGGAACAAAAGATTGCTCGAGTTTTGGGTAAGTAGGAGTAAACTGATGCGCTTGAACAGGCAGTGCTACTAGAAGAAGTATTAAAGCGCGATACATTCTGCCGTCACTATACTTGTATAGATGCCTGCGGGAAACGACTTCTCGACCCCGTACTCTACGTCACTTTCAACCCTGAACCAAGTACTTCCTGCATGATCCAGAGTCACCTCTGTCACATTATTGTACGTTACTTTTTCAGTGTCATAATCTGCCATACCAACATCTGTATGCTCATTTACCGATACGACCCCGTCCCAGGTCAATGTGTCATCCAAGCCAGGGCTGCTACTAAAAGCATCTGGGTACTCAATAAGTGCTTTGTAATAGTCTGCAACGATTACGTCATACCTAACAATGGGATGAACTCCGCCTTGTGCGGGTGCTGTATCCAGAGTGTACGGATTAGGGTTTCCATAGACTCCCGAAGTATCGGAAGTCACAACGCATTTAGACTCAACCATTCCTTCGATAGGAACGTCTTCCGCAAAGGCAAGCCCTGATCCACACAATAATATCGAACCGAGTATACTATTTCGCAATGTAATTCTCCTTAGTTAGAATATTGAGACTCAACCATCTGCTGATGTAGTAGCTCTTGAGCTAGCCCAACTCTTAGACCTTTTTGGTTATCTGATATTGTCTGCTTGGGGTATTGAAGAGCATCGCTATAACTTCCCCCTTCTAAAACCTTGTAGTAAACTACTGGAAGTGTATTTAATGCCAGTAATCGTTCGTGTGTTAGCTCAGCTCCTGCACTCACAAGAGAAGCATTGATTCCTCCAAGTAACCTCTCTACTTTATCGAGGTGCTCTAATTTTTCCTGAAAAAGTTTTCTTTCTTCTTCATCTTCTTCGGTCTCAGCGGGTGTCTCTCTGTCTAGCTCCTGCTGTATTAGCGCATCCTCTAAAGGGTCTTTTATGTAGTCTAAAACATTTATTAGGTCTTCTGGGATTGGATACTTGTACCCGGGGCAGTTTGGGTCGCTTTGAGGATCGAAACAGGTGTCGTATTTCCAGTTATAAATTACAATAGGATCCTCTATGCTTCCTTGCCCCTCTACCGCTATGGAACCTGCTCCCCACCGTTGGATTGGAATGTCAGGAACAGGAACGAGTTTTCTAATAGTATTTCCTGGGTGTCCGGACCAGTCATCCGTTTCTCTAAATATATACCCGTTTCCAGATAAGTCTTTGTTCTGTACATGTACTAGCATATCACTTTCTGGGTCTTTCACAGCAGTATACTTGTATATTACATCAGAAATTGTTAAGCCCGCTTGGGCGGGTAGGTAGCTCATGCTCCAAGCAAGCGCATCACCCGCTACATTTGGAGTCTGTCCGAATATCTGGTCAGATAAGGAGTAAGAGCAGTAGGGCACTAACGCTAACGCCACTAATAACTGTCTTAGTTTCATTGCTCCATTCCTTTTTCTTTCCTTTCGGTTGCACTTCTGTATGTGCGGCCCAGGCTGCTTTTGCTAAGTCTCCGATTTCTCCGTTGTAAGGACAAGGAGTACCTGCATGCATCATTGCGTCAAATACGCGCTTGTCTTGACACATTATAGAAACCGCTGCAACCTTCATTCCCATATCGTAAAGAGTTTTTGCGTTCTTCAGCTTTTCACAGTTCATGTCTCGAACTGTGCGGCCTGCTGAAAGACCTAGAATCTGTGTTTGTAATGTCCCAGCTACTCCTACTGTACATAAATCAGAGTTTGAAATGTTCATGGAAGGAATCACAGCGGACGGAGGCGGGGACTTTAGAACTGTTGTATTTGTTCCTTCTGTTCTGATTGTACTATCTGTAAC